ACAAGTGTTGGTCCGTTTATTAGAAACGGTATTCCAGTTGGTGTTGAATTAAAAGAGGTTAGTGACAACGAAGCATTGTTATCAAGTTTAGGCACACAAGATTTCCAAACAGCACCTACACAAAGAGCTGTTTCAAATTATGTTGAAGCAAGATACTTGAACAAAACAACAGGCGGTGATATTGTTGGCGATGTAAGTATGACAGGAGACTTAGCAGTCAACGGTGATGCAATTACAAGTACAAATACAAGTTTTGAATTCCTTAATACAGGTGTACAAAGCATAGATATGTTAGCTGCGGCAACCACTATTAATATTGGTGCTGCAACAGGTACTGTTACAATTAATCCAGATGTTACAATAGAAGGTGTTCTAACTGTTAACGGAAACTTAGTATTTGACGGTGATGTTAATATTAGTATACCAGATGAAACATTACAAGCATATAGTATTACTGAAGGCACTGAAGATTATATAAGCATCAATACTAGAGAAGGTGAAGAAGCAATTACATTTGGTGAGCAGCCAAGTGTTATTATTGCCAACCAAACAATATCAACAAGCAAAGACACTGGTGCATTAGTTGTAGACGGCGGTGTTGGTGTTGAAGGCAGTGTGTTTATAAACACTGATTTAACTGTTACTGCAAACGCAAACCTAGGTGCAGATAGAACTACATCCGAACATACTGTTTCAGGTAAAATAGATATCGATATTCCAGATGATAGTATTAATAATTTTAGAATACACGAAAACATCAGTGAATATGTAAACATCTATACTACAGATGGTGATGAACAAATTCTTTTAGGTAGTACACCTAAATTAATTATTCTAAACAACACAAACGCTACAGATAACACAACTGGTGCTGTACAAGTCACTGGTGGTATAAGTGCTCAACAAAATATACATTCGGGTATTGACGTTGTAGCAGATCGTGATTTGATTGCTGATAGAAATGCTAAAATTAACGGTAGTAATATCACAACCGATTCTACCTCATTTGATGTAATAAACACAGTAGCAACAACTGTAAATGCGTTTGGTGATGCTACTACACTTAACATAGGTGGTGCTACTGGCACAATGACAATTGGCAATGAAGTTGTTATTATAGATAGTGTAGCAGGTTTACAGATTCCGGTAGGTACTACTTCCGATCGTCCAACTAATGTTACAGGTAGAATCAGATTTAACACTAGTTTAAATGCATTTGAAGGTTATGATGGTATAGCTTGGAATACTTTAGGCGGAGTAATTGATGTAGATCAAGATACGAAAATTGTTGCCGAAGATAATCCTGGTGCAGACAATGACGAACTAGACTTCTTTACTGGAGGTGTACTTAGAGCTACATTGAGCAGTACATCTTTTGATATTGCAGCAACAAACACTTTAAGTATCGCAAATGTTACAGAAAGCGAATCAACAACAACAGGTGCATTAACAGTAGCAGGTGGTGTAGGCATTAGTAAAAACTTGCACGTAAATGGATACATTAACGGCAACACAAATGGTATACTAACAATTGGTAACTTAGGTAGTGATAAAATCATTATCAAAGGCGAAACAATCGAAACACCTGATACTATAAAACTTATTGCTAATGCTCCTGACAGTGCAGCTGACGACATTGTATATCCGATGACATTTGCACATCATACAATAAGTGGTGCTATTGTTGCAGGGTCTGGTACAGGTATTAAGTTTGAATTAGAAACAACAAATGACAATTTTGAAATCGGCGGCCAAATTGAAATAGTATCTCAAGACATTACAGGGTCACAAGAAGACTTTGATATGGTGTTTAGAACAATGGATGCTGGTAGTACAGGTGTAGAAAAACTACGTTTGAGTGAAACTACAAGTACATTTAGTACAAACGTTCAAGTTGATCAAAACTTATTTGTAACTGGTATACTTGATGCAGCAGGATTTAGAGGTAGTATATTTGCAGATGATAGTACCGAAATGCTTGATGCAATTAACAACAAAATTACTGTAACTGATATAGCTGCTGGTACACTTTCACTTACTACTGATTTAGAAGTTATACACGGTGGTACAGGCGTAAGTACACTTACCGAAGATGGTATTATGTATGGTGCAGGAACAGGAACAGTGCAAGTTACAGCAGCAGCTGGTACAGCAGATGCTTCAGAAACATTCCAAGTACTTACTGTAACAAGCGATTCAGATGCGACTCCAATTTGGTCTGACACTATAGATGGTGGTAGCTTCTAATAAAGCTGCCACTTTTACTCCTATCATAAATAACAATAGAACGATTTATATCGTGTTACTGGGCGTCTTTATAGACTTGACCCGTACCTAAATAGGAGGCAGCCTTTATGGCAACAAAGATTAGACACAAGCGTAGTGCGGTGGCTGGTAAACAGCCGTTAGTTTCTCAATTAGAATCAGGTGAATTAGCAATCAACACAGCAGATGGTAAAGTATACCTATTGCGTGATGATAACACTGTACAAGATATTACAAGAAGAGTATTTGAAGGAAATACACAATTAGAAGTAGATGACTTAGGTGATAGTACATCAGCTGCAATTACTGCAACTGTTAACAACGACTTAAAAATGTCAGTTACTGATAATGGTATATTTTTAAACGATGATATTAGTATTAATAATGCAAATACATTAACGTTCAAAGAACTTACAGGTTCTGGTGCTGATGGTATTTCATTAAAATCTCCGGATACGCTTGACGCAGGGTACAACCTTACATTGCCTCCACAAGTAGGTACTACTGGTCAGCTTATAGCTACAGACGCACAAGGAAATTTATTCTTCCAAGATGCAGATATTTTCGGCGGTAACGTTGTTTATGTTAGTGCCGAACAAGGCGATGATGCAAACGATGGTCAAAGTGCTCCAGTTAAAACTGTAAAACGTGCGTGTCAAATTGCTTCAGGTTTGATTTACAATGCCGATGGCACTACTAATGGTACACGAGTAAACGTAAAAGTTGCAGTTGGTGACTATACCGAGGACAACCCTATTATTGTTCCAGATAACACAGTTATCAAAGGTGACGGTTTGCGTGGTTGTATTATTCGTCCTGCAAACGCTAACAGAGATATTTTACGTGTTAGAAATGCTTGTTACTTTGGTGAATTTACATTCCGTGATGGCGTCGACGAAAATCAAGTTCCTTTAATTACTGCTGATTATGCTGTGGCATTTGATGATCCGTTTGATGCTAATATTACTGATCGTGCTGATTATACAAACTTGCCTGACACAAGACCTTTTATTACTACTTCACCTTATATTCAAAATGCTTCAATTTTGTCCTTCTTAGGTATGAATGGTGCAAAAATTGATGGTAGCAAAGTTACTTCACCGAACATTGGTTTTATTCCACAAGAGCAAGAAAATCCAGTAGTTGGCGCAATACCTGAGCAAGGTAAATCAATGGTTGCCAACGCCTTTACTATTCTATCATTTGGTGGTACAGCGTGGCGACTAACCAACGATGCTTATGCACAGATCGTGTCTTGTTTTGAAATCTTCCTACTAAATGGTGTTTATTGTCAGTCAGGTGGTTATTGTTCCATTACTAACTCCGCTACAAACTTTGGATTGTATGCGTTGAGATCTAGTGGTTATTCACCAAAAGCATTTGAATTTGACCGTGCATTTGTTACAGGTACAGGTGCTTTTGAAGGTTTACAGACAGTTAGTATTGTAGGTATCAACAGAGATACACCAGTTGAAGAATTTGTTTTACGCTTCAGAGAAGCCGATTATAAAACAGCATACGAAAGATTGCTAGTTGAAAAAGATCAAATTGCAGCAGATACTGTTACTTGGATCAATCAACAAATAGCAGCAGCATCGCCAAGTATATGGGCATCATTTGAGTATGATCAAACAAAATGTGCTAGAGATGTAGGATTGTTAGTAGATGCTATCAGGTGGGATGCTGCATTTGATACTAATTATAGATCAGTTAGTTCTGCACTTACATATTTTAACGGTAGATTTCCTTCTGCCTTGTTTGCTGCACAAAAAGCACAACACATAGAAGCATTTACACAAGCAAAATCGTTTACAACTAATATTACACAACAATCTACATATGACTCTCGTGTTAACGCACTTTGGGACGAAATTATTGAAATTTTAGATAATGACAAAACATTTACACCAACTACAGGAACAACATACGATCCTAACACAGGAATATTAGTTGCTAATATCGGTGCACACAATCTGACCGTAGGTACATCGATAATTATTGCTGATAATAGTTTGACGTTTACTTGTGCATCAGATGGCAACACTGCTCAAGTAACATATCCAAGATCAACTGATCCGGCATCAAAAACAGCATTGACAATTTCTGCTGTGACATCTGATACCATTACTGTAAACGTTGGAACAAGTAGCGAAACATCTGCACATACATTTATAACATCAGCTGCTAATAGTGTTACTATTGAAGGTGTCGGTGTTACTGGACTTACTGATCCAACTGGATATAATAGTAGCTACCTGGCAGGTTACGGAGATGCCAGAACGCAATTAGAAAGCAACAGAAATTTTCTTATAAAAGAAATTACTGCCTGGATTGCTGTACAAGTTGCTGGAGAAATATCACCATTTGTATCTACGTTTTCATACGATGTTGCTCAGTGCGAAAATGATATAGGATTAATTTTAGATGCATTGAGATATGATCTAACATACGGTGGTAATTTACAAACTTTTGATGCAGCAATACAATATTTTGTTGGTACAACAAAACAACTTGCTGATGGTCAAAAAGATGCAACATTAGCTTCTTACGCAAGATTAAAAGAAATTATCGGTCAAGTTATTCTTGAACAAGCGGTAACAGTATCCGCTGGTAATGCTTTGACTCAAGACACATCCGGAACAGCAGGTAGCAGCGATGCGTCTAATGCTGCAAAAGATAGAATACAAGAAATTATTGATTATGTTGATAGCGATGGTGCAACTCCTCCAACTAAAATTGAACCAGGTACAACTTGGGTTTCAGCCGCACTTGTAGAAGATAAAGATAGACTATATCCTGAAGCACAAAAAAATATTGGACAAAATGTTAACGCATACATTGAAACACAAGTAGATGCTGCACAGTGGTATAACTTTACATACGATAATTCAAAATGTTTACGTGATACAAAACTGATTGTTGAAGCTGTTGCAAAAGATGCTTGGGATACAGGTAACAGATATTCACGTAGTGCTGGTTTATCTTACTACAATAAAAACATTGGCGATAGTTCGCAGATTAGTATTAGTGGACAAGAAAGACAAACTATAAGTGCTATTAATCAAGCCAAGGCATTAACATTAGCAGAAATTACAAGTCTGTCATTAGCATCACGAAATTTTGTAGGTAGTAGATTTGACATAGTAACAACTATTATTAATGATGGTGATGATTTACCAGATGCACAAGATGTAAGTTCAGAAGGCGATATTACAAACGATTTTAAAACCAATGCTACCGAAAGTACATTTAATGGTTCAACGGATGTAAACGTAAATGTTGATGTATTTACAATTGTAGATCACGGATTTACTAACGGACAAAAAGTAATTTATGATCCAGATAACAATCCAGTCATACAAGGACTAGATGCAGAACAAACATATTATATTAAAATTATTAATGATGACGAATTTAGTTTAACATTTGACGAATCGGGCGATTTTGATGTTAATGTTCTTGCTACAAGTACCGGTACACATAAATTTTTATCAGGTGTTATTGAATTCTTTGTAAATGAGATTACTGATTCGCATACAACTTATCAAACATTAGAATTAGAATCGGGTTCTGAGAGTTATGAGTTTGTACCGGGTAGACAGATTACCGGTGTTACAGGTACAAGTAATAATGCTGCTATTGTGTTTAGTTGGAAGCCTGCCATAAGAGAACTTATAGTTAGTATAGAACAAGTAGCAGTTGGTCAAAGTTTGTTGCGTATCCAATTCGACGAAACTAGTACTATTACAGCAGATCACGCTGGCACACCAAATACCACTATTGGTGTAAATGCTGCGCAATCTAAATTAGGACTTGGTACTGCAACTTTTGCTATTAAAGCAACTGACGGTAGTAGTTCTTTAAGTAACCTATCAGCCTTACCAGAAAATCAGGTTTGGTTCCACAGACCAAGTATTGTTAACTCATCATCACACACTTGGGAATATGCAGGTTCAGGTACAGACTATAACGCATTACCACAAAACGGCGGTAACACAAAAAGTGAATTTGAACAGTTTGAAGAACTACCCGGTCGTGTTTACTCTTCAGGTACAAACGAACTTGGTGACTTTAAAGTTGGTGACTTTATTACAGCGTTTAACAGAACAGGTAATATCACATTTAGAAACAAAGTTCAGGTTGATGAACTTGATGCTTTGAGACTAAGTTTGTCAGATGTTGCAATTGAAGAAATTTCAACAAGTGTAAACTTAGGCGATGACGAGCTAGGTGGTGCAAGTAATGCAAGACTTTCAACTCAGTTAGCTGTTAGAGCATTTATTAGTAATAGATTAGGAGGCTTTGTTGACAAAACTGTGTCAACTGCTGCTGTTCCGGGTGCCATTGTTCAATTAAACACAAATGGACAACTTAATGGAGACTTAATTCCAGCAACACGTCAGTTTACAAATACCAACACACAAGGTTATCAATCAAGACTTGAACAAGTTGATAATATACCACCTGTTGATTTGAAAGCTGGTGACATTGCTACAGAAAATTATGAACAAGTAGAACTTACTCTAAGTGGAAATATTAGTGCTGCTGACGGAGCTATTATTACACAACCTACTGCATTTGGCGCAACTGGTTATGCCAAAGGACTATATGGTAACAGCGGTAACATTCTTGTAGCAAGTATTGGCGGTGAATGGATTGTTGGAGACGATAGTACAGGCTCACAATTCCAAACTGGTGTTGGAAACAACATTTTTGTTGACGGTGTTGACAGTGGTGTATATCCTACAGGTATTGGTCTATCAAGTCAAGTTATTGACAACTTCTTTTTAAGAAGTTCTAATTCAAGTCAATTCCTGATACTAGATCCAACAGATGATTATACATTTACTACAAATACAATTACAAACTTAGAACGTACTTCAAATGTTACAACTGCTACAACAAGCGGTGCTCACAATCTCTTAATTGGTAATCAAATCAGTATTACCTGTTCTGATAATGAAACTTTTGAAACAAATGGACAAGTTATTAGTACGCCAACAAGTACAACATTTACATATTCAAATGTAGATCCGGATGACGTTGCAAGTTTTGCTGTATCTGACGGTTTTGTTGGCAGTGTTGTAAGAAGTGCTGACGGTAATGCTCAGGGTAGAGTAACTGAATTGAGAGAAGGTGTGTTATCAGGTATTGATAATTCTAATATTACAGGCGGTACTTTATACACTCCAACAGTAGGAAACCAAACATATCTCGATGTAGTATTAACAAATGTAACAGGAAGTGGTACGGGTGCTACAGCAGATATTACAGTCACAGCGGGACAAGTTACCGATGTTGATATTAAAACAGGCGGCACAGGTTATGCGATTGGAGATTTATTAAGTGCAGCTTCTAGTAGTGTAGGAAACACAGGAAGTGGATTCCAGATAGAAGTTACTGCTTTTGAAAAACGTGCTTACATTGACATTATTGGCGGCGAACTTTTTGTTGCAAGTAGTTCAAGTGTTGACTTTGTAGAAGATAACACTGCTGTACAAACGGCACGAGACATAAACTTAGATGATTTTATCACACATAACTTCTTAGCAGGTTCTTCCGGCGCAGGCGGTGCTGTTGACTATACCAACTTTAGAATTACCATACCAAATCACGGATACTCAAATGGTGATCCATTAAAATACGATACATTAGGTAATGCTCCAATCGGTGGTATTTTGAACGGACAAGTTGTTTATGCAAAATTCATAGACAATAATACAATTGAATTGTACGAAGGATTTGCACTACTTAACAAAATAGAATTTGCAAGTACTCCTGCTAACAACAATCATAATTTGACAAGAAGTACAGTTAACATAACTGACAACAGCGTTATTATCGAGAATCACGGATACACAACAGCCGATGCTGTTAGATTAAACACACTATCAGACGGTAGTTCAAGTAATGCATTACCTATAGTTGATGGTGCCGATCCTATTCCAGACGGTTCTAGATTCTTTGTTGGTTCTGTAACTACTAACTCATTTACACTACACGTTCTACGCAGTGATGCTCTAAGCAGTATTAATGATCTTGTAACAAATCCAGAAGATTTAACAAGTGTAGGAATTGGTACTGCTAGAAGTACACGAAGTAATGCTCAAGTTACAGGTCAAATTAATACATCAAGTAGATTAAAGAAAAATTGGAATACACTCGCTGTTACAAATATTGATGCTGAAAATATTATTTCAGGTATTATATCACCAAGTAGACTTGGCGGTAGCGGTGTTCCAAATAGTGACACATTCCTAAGAGGTGATAGTGCATATTCTGTTGTTGTACAAAAACTTAAAAAGGCAAGTACAACTGAAAACCCAATTACACTTGTAGGCAATAGCGTAAGTCAAGAGTTTTACGGCACTGTTAGTATTGGTGTCAATAATGTTGACCTTGATCCGGGCGGAACATTCTCTACACTAGGTGTTTCAAAATTTTTACAATCACAATTTGATGTAAACGCTAATGCTAGTGGCGAAGTATTCCTTAAAGATGGTGTTGTTGATGCTGGTACACTGGATTCATTAGATAGTGCATACTTTCTTAATCCTGCAAACTTAACAAGTCCTGTTCCTGTAAACAGAGGAGGGACAAACATTACTTCTTATGCTAGAGGCGATTTGCTTTATGCAGAAACAACTGGTACACTTAATCCATTATCTATAGGTAGAAACAATGCTATCTTAAAATCAAACGGTGAAACACCTGAATGGGGCACAGCACTTGATCTTGCAGAAGGATTAGACGTTGGTGCTGCTGCACTTACTTCTGCAAGCACAGGTAGTGGTACTGTATATAATGATAATGTCACAAGTTTAAATATTGGCGGCGATGCAACTAATATCGATATAGGTAGTACAGAAGGTACAAGAAACTTATTTCCATTTTTAGACGGATATGATGCTAGTGCAAGTCAAAATGTTGTAGGTAATTTAAAAAGCATAACTGCTACCACAAATGATCCAACTGACAACGGATTAAACGAAATTCCATTAGATGATACATCTAGTGTACTTGCAGGAATGATTGTAACTGGAAGTGGTAGTATCCCTGCAAACACAACAGTAAGCGGTGTTACAGGTGATTACATTTATTTAAGCAACAATACAACTGGTACTATTTTAAGTGGAGCAACATTAACATTTACATACACACCAAAAACACTTGGTATCGATGTAGGTGATACAATTAATATTGGCTCAAGTACAAAAACTAATCTAGACGGTACTTGGCCAATAATTGGTGCTACATCTAATGCTACATCGTTTACATTCCAGACTGATGCAAATGTTACATCAAATCCAGTTGATGTTCCTGCAGGCCAATTAACTATAAACGCAAACTTCGTTGTAAAAAATCCTAATATGTTTATCGGTAATGCGCAAAACTCTACTGCTCCTGTAAGTGGTATTATAGCTGGTACAAGTGCAATAGGCATAGACACAGAAGGTGGTGATTTAACACTACAAGCTGGTTTAGGTACAGGTAATGCAACAGGTGGTGACTTTATTATTAGAACCGGTGAAGCGTTAACTACAAGCGATATTCAACATATTGCAACAACACGTATGACCATTGATACTGCTGGTAAAGCAGCATTTACCGGCGAAGTTGAAGTAAATGACACAATCAGTACAACAGAAACTACTGTTGGGTTGTTAGACGATACTGCTACTACAATTAATATGGGCGGTGATGCAACCACAGTTGAAATTGGTGCTGCAACAGGCACAACAACTGTACATAACAATTTAGATGTTGATTTAGATCTTAATGTAGATGGCGGTGATATCACTACTAACCAAACTACAATGAATGTGATAAATGCTAATGCAACAACAGTAAATGCATTTGGTGCAGCTACAACTATTAATTTAGGTACCGGCGGTGACGGCGGCGGCACAACTACTATTGGACACGACCTAGTAGTAAGCGGAGATCTTACTGTAAACGGAGATACGACAACTATTAATTCGACAGAATTAACTGTTGATGATAAAACTATTACAATAGCAAGCGGAGCAGCAGATGGGTCAGCAGCCAACGGAGCTGGTATACTTGTTGATGGCGCAAATGCAAGTCTACTTTGGGATAATGCTAATACAAGTTGGGATAGTACTGAAGATTTTAACTTAGCAAGTGGTAAACAGTACTATATAAACGATGCTAGTGTTCTTAGCAGTACAACACTAGGTGGTGCTGTTGTAAACAGTAGTTTACAAACATTAGGTACAATTGGTACTGGTGTGTGGCAAGGCACAATAATTTCTCCAACATACGGCGGAACTGGTGTAAACAATGGCACTAAAACAATAACACTAGGCGGCAATCTTACGCACAGTGGAGCGCATACATTAACACTGACTACAACAAATAACACAAATATTACTTTACCAACAAGTGGCACATTATCGATAACAGGTAATCCATTAAGTCAATTCGCATCAACAACTAGTGCGCAACTAGCAGGTGTGATAAGCGACGAAACAGGTACTGGTAATTTGGTGTACAACAACAATCCAAACTTTACAAACAGTGTAACCACATCTAGTGCAACTTTTGCAGCATTTAACACAAATGCAACAACCGTTAATGCATTTGGTGCAGCAACAGCATTAGGATTAGGTGCTACATCGGGTACAACTACTGTAAACAACGGATTAGCTGTTTTAGGTAATTTGAGTATTGGTGGATTAAGTGATCTTACTGTTAGTGGTGGTACATTTAGTCTTGCAAATACAGGTGCAACAACAGTCAATGCATTTGGTGCAGCTACAACTATTAATATGGGTGCAAGCACTGGTACAATGAACTTGAACAATGCTAACGTTGTAGTTGCAGGTGATTTAGCAGTAAATGGTAACACAATTGATACAGACGAAACAGGTACATTTAACTTACTAAAAGATAATGCAACTGCTATTGCGTTTGGACAAGCTGCTACAGCAATTGTAATTGGTGAAACTTCAGGTACAAGTACATTTAGACATAATGTAACAATCGATCAAGATCTAACAATTACAGGCAACTTGGTTATTGGTGCTATTGACAATGTGCCAATTGGACAAACTACACCAGCTGCTGGTGGATTTACAACATTAAGTGCAAACAACTTTGTAACATTTACAGATGCTACAAATGCAACAGGTGATTTTGCAACTGGTAGTGCTTCGGTAAAAATTACAGGTGGTTTACACGTTGCTAAGGACATTAAAGCAGATAACTTTATTGGTGATTCTAGTGCTAATGATTTAACAAGCGGCACTATACCAGATGCAAGAGTTCCATCTAGTGCAATCACACAACACCAAACAGATATTACTGCAACTGGTATTTTAAATGGTGGTAGTATTACATCAGGATTTGGTAACATTGATATTGGTACAAGCACATTCAGTGGTAATGGTAGCGGACTTACAACTTTGTCAGCAACACAGTTAACTACTGGAACAATACCAGATGCAAGAATACAATCAAGCGGCGTTACTCAACACCAAGGAGATATTTCAGGAGTAGGAACACTTGCTTCAGGTAGTATTTCAAGTGGCTTTGGTAATATTGATATTGGAACAAACAGTATTACAGCAACTGGTGCAGCAAGCTTAGGTTCAACAAACTTTAATGATAATAACCTAACAAATGTTGGAAACATAGCACTAGACAGTTTAAGTGCAGATAATGGTGCGTCTATAAGTGTAAATGCTAATGCAATTGTTACAATATTGAATACAAGTAGTGCTACAAGTACAACAAGTGGAGCATTACGTGTAAGTGGCGGACTTGGTGTTGCTGGAAATATTTACGGCGGAGCAATTTACACAGCAAACGGTGCAAATATACAATCATTAAATGCAAGTAACTTATCAAGTGGTACAGTTCCAAACACTAGAATTGATGGAACATATAGTAACTTAACAGGCACTGGTGCATTAGACGCAGGTGAAATTACTTCTAACTTTGGTAATATTAATATTGGCACAAGTACATTTACTGGTAATGGTAGTGGACTTACTAATGTAGATGCAGACACATTAGATGGTATTAACGGAGCAAGTTTGTTACGTAGTGACGAAGCTGATACAATGGCAGGATTGTTGACTATGAGTCACGCAGGTGACGAAATGATCAGACTGGCTGACACAAGTTCAACAGGTAATCCATATATCAGTTGGTATCAAGCTGGCACACGTAGAGCTTATATGCAATATGTTGATAGCGGCGATAGAGTATATATTGCTAACGAAGGCGGAAGTACTGCTATTAATTTAGATGGCGGAACTAGCGGACTTGAATTTATTGAAGGTTCAAATACATATACAGTTTGGCACAGTGGTAATGACGGTGCTGGTAGTGGACTAAATGCTGATACACTAGATGGTGTAAGTTCAGGTAGTTTCTTACGCAGCGATGCTAACGATAGTTTCTCAGGAACAATTAGTGGTGCAGGAGATATTAGCATATCAGGTAACATTACCGCTGCTACATTTACAGGTGATGGTAGTGGACTAACAGGTGTTACTGCTACAAACGCAAGTACACTAGACAACTTAGATAGTACAGAGTTCTTGCGCAGTAATGCTAGTGATGCGTTTACTTCTGGTACACTTACAATTAACGATGATTTAGCATTACAATTGGGCTCTAGCACTTCAAACGCATTTCAATGGAGATTTGAAGATGCAAATGGTAAACTACAAGGGCGTTTTTATGGAAGTGCTACTTTTATTGCCTTGTCAGATTATAGCTCAGGAAGTTTTGGCGGCGAAAAGATATTATTAAGGAGAAACGGTAATATTGACGCATCAGGTGAAATTACAGCATATTACTCAGATGCAAGATTAAAAGATTTCCAAGGTACAATACCAAATGCACTAGACAAAATTATGAGTCTAAATGGATACTATTTCACTGAAAATGATAAAGCCAAAGAACTTGGATACTCAAATGATAAAATGCAAATTGGTGTTAGTGCCCAAGAAGTACAGGCAGTATTACCAGAAATAGTAAAACTAGCACCTATATCTCAAAACGAAGGAGTTGATGATTATTATACTGTGTCTTATGAAAAGTTAACTCCTGTGTTAATTGAAGCAATAAAAGAACAGCAAACTCAAATCGATGAACTCAAAGAAATGGTACAAAAACTACTAGATAAATAATATTAAGGTATCCAGTTTTATCTGGATACTTTATTGACAAAAATTAAATATAATGTTATTATAGCAAGATAACAAACTAGGAAACAAGTATGGCACTACCAAATACGGGAAGCACAATTACAATGAGCCAGATATCCAACTACTTTAGTGGGCCATCTAGCAACATTAGCATAGGTGCTGATTTAGGTCCATACATAGGTATATCAAATGGCACTACAATTTCTATGAGTAGTTCATTTGGCGGATACTACTTTCCTTAAACACACAGGAGAAGTTATGAAAACATTATATGAAGTAATGAATATTGATCTAGCTGATGAATATACAAAAACAAGAAAAGTTGCTAAAGGTGCAACACTAGGGTTAGATGAAAAATTAGCTGATAAGGTTTCGGCTGCTATCGACGAACTTGATATTCCACAAGACGACGAACGTCATCATTGGATCCAAAAGCTTGGTAAAGCAGCTGGTGTAGACTTACTTACATTAGGTAAAGTACAACCTGAAAATATGTTAGCAATGGCAGGATTAGGTGATGATTTCCAAGAAGCAGTAAAAGTTGCAACAAGCACAGCAAGGAAATTAAATCAAAAAACAATCGATGCTGAAAAAGACTTGAACGAAGAATTGATACCGACTAACACATTATGAAATTAAGTATCTGTGTGCCTTGTAGAGATCAAGTGCATACACTGTTTACTCAAAGTTTAGTTAATTTAACTAATAGGCTTACACGCAAACAAATAGAGTTTGAACTACATCTATTTGCTGGTAGTGTAATCTGTGAATCACGTACACGTCTTGTTGAAGAAGCACTATCTGTAAACAGTGATAAAATATTATTCTTAGACAGTGATATACAATTTCCATCAAATATGATAGATAAATTGTATTCTCATAACAAAGATATTGTGGCGGCTAACTACAGCACAAGGTACCCAATTTATCAAAGTGTTGCATTTACCGATCCAGAAAATATTACAGCAAGATTAGACGCAACACAAGGTCTGCATAAGATCTGGGCAGTCGGAATGGGATGTATGCTTATTGATATAGATGTTTTTCATACATTGCCTAAGCCTTGGTTTGTACACGAATATAATAAAATAGACGATACGTTCAGCGGCGAAGATATATACTTTTGCAATCAAGCAATGCATCACGGCATTGATGTTTGGGTAGACTCTGATATAAAATTAGGGCATATAGGAACAAAGGCTTACACACTATGAGAGCAATAGATAGATTTGAAAAATTTTCTAAGCCGTTACACAACGGTCAAGATCAATTAAAAAATTTAATATTTGATAGATATCCAGTTTTGAAAATGGACGATTATTGCAACTTAGATAAAGCTTTGGCAGCCGCTTCAAATTTTGATAGCGATTATGTTTGGATTGTAGACACAAATATAAGAGTATATGATAGCTTTCCTTGGTGGTTCAAACCACGAGCAATTGACGAAGTACAAATACACGAATTTCCTTATGTATATAAAGAAAGTAGAAAAGTAAAATCTTGGGATAAAGTTAGATTAGTACCAACAAAAAAAGTAGATACTGAGCCAAGACAACATATACACATATGCGGTGAATACGATGTATATAAAGGAAACGACAAATTTGATGCATTTTACATAGGAAGCAATCAAGAAGATATTGATAAACTTACACAAAAAGTTCCACATTTACAAACTGTTGAGAACTGGTATGAAGCACAGGCTAAATCATACACAGGTATGTTTTGGGTAGTGTGGGAAGATATTGATGTTAGAGATACATTTAAATTTAGTTATAAACCAGATGAGTGGAGTCACGATAATGTACACGTTTTTGGTAACGGAGATATAGATACATTAGATGGCGTTGCTTTGTTTCCTAAAAACTATAAAATCACAGACAAAGAACTTGAACACAGATTTTATGTTAACAAAAAAGAAGTAAGGATAATGGCAAGTACGCCTAAGCCTTACAATAAGTTTTCTATAAACAGCTACAAAGAATATGAATATGCACTGCAAAATTCTGAAACAGATTTATTTTGGGGTGTTCCAGACGATATAGAAATTACTGATAATAATATTTTTAATTTTTATATTGATCATCATAATCAATCTTTAAAAAACAAAAATCACGTCTGGCTTAACAATAACAAATACAACGGATTGGTTTTGTTTAGTAAGAATAGTATTGTTACAAATAAAGAAATCGAATATAGATTTATTGCTGATAGAATAGAACACGATACGATTGTTAGTAAATCAAAACCTTTTAATGTTTTTGTTATCAACAATTATAAAGATTATTTAAATGCATTAGATAAAACCGAAACACAGATGTTTTTAGGTGTGCCAAGCGATGTGATATTAAATGATTTTGATATAAATGAATATTTTTATGATTTAGATGAACTTGATACTGGAACTACACATTTATTTTTAAATGGAGAAAACTTTGACGGAGTTGCTTTGTACAGCAAAAGTAATTCTGTAACTGAAAAAGAAGTTGAGCACAGATTTTATACAAATAAAAAAGAACACAATATCGTTGTAAGTAATCCACGTGCATATGAAAAATTTGTTATTAATAATTATAACGATTATCTAAATGCACTAAAAGAAACAAAATCAGATATGTTTTGGGGAGTACCTTCTGATGTAGATGTGTGTGAAGATTTTGATTTTGATTTATATTTTAGTCATCATAATAAATTTGATAGAGAAATAAATCACGTTTTTTTAAATAAAGAATTTTATGACGGTATTGTTCTTTTTAGTAAAAAATCTATTTGTACAGAAAAAGAAGTTGAAGCACGTTTTTATGTCAATAAAAAAGAACATAAAATAGTAGCAAGTAATCCAAAAAAATACGAAAAGTTTATTATTTCAAGTTATGATGATTATTTACGAGCAAGAGATCAATCAAAAACAGATTTATTTTATATTGTTTATAACGACATAGAAATTTTGGATACTTTTGACTTTGATGTTTATATTTCACATCATAATCAATACGAAAGAAAAATTAATCACGTATGGAAAAATGGAAATTTTTACGACGGAGTAGCATTGACTACAAAATCTATTATGCTCACAAAGCACGAAATTGATTATAGATTTTTTGCAGTAAAGAAAGAATATAAAGAAGTTGCTAGTATTCCAGATTCATTTGAAGTAGTGTTTATTAGTAATGGCGAAATAAATGCTGATAAAAATTACAATAAATTATTACTAGAATATCCTAATGCAAAGCGTGTAGATAAGGTTAAAGGTATTCACCAAGCTCATATTGCTGCTGCAAAATTAGTTGACACAAAAATGTTTTGGGTTGTTGACGGAGATGCAGAAGTACTAGAAGATTTTGAGTTTGATCATCAAATTGCACACTACGATATAGATGGTTATAAAACAGTTTTTGTATGGCGAAGCTTAAATCCTGTAAATAATTTAATTTACGGATATGGAGGTGTAAAACTTTTACCAACTGAACTTACTTTGAATATGGATGTAGAAACTGCTGATATGACTACAAGTATTAGTAAAAACTTCAAAGGTGTAAACAGAATGAGCAATGTTACTGCATTTAACACTGATGCCTTTAGTGCGTGGCGAAGTGGATTTAGAGAGTGTGTAAAACTTGCAAGTAAAGCTATAGATAGACAAGTCGAAGATGAAACTACCTTTAGATTAAAAGCCTGGTGTTCAAGAGGAGCAGACAACCCTTTTGGGCTAGAAACTATTGCTGGAGCGTATGAAGGAGCAAAGTACGGTTTAGCATTTAAAAACAACAAGGATGCACTAAGAAAAATTAATGATTTTAAGTGGCTAAACGATAAATTTAAAAATACATTTGATCCCAATGTAAAAGAGTATGATTTAAATTTTTTAGACGAATCAGAAGAACAAGCAATGCTTAGATTTAATCCTATTACAAAATCAATTTTTCAACAAATAGAAAAAAAATTAGGAAAAAATTATAGATATAAATCAGGTACGGTCAAGTTTGTGATTGAAAATGTAGGAGATATTTATTTTGATAGTAAAGGTGTAAGAATAAGTAAAGCCTATGCTGATGCTGAAATAATTGTTGATTTAAAAACTGCACTAAAAGCTCTTGCTGGAGAAGCCGATACATTGGCTTTGTATAAAGCAGGCACTATAGTAATCGAAGGCGATGCTGATCTTGCTCAGCATTTTTTTGCAGACTTACGTAAAAATATTGAAGCTGGTATCCAAACAGATATTTCCTTATATATTATCGAACTCAACAATTTTTTAATTGAAACAGCACATTTAAATATATCATTTGAAATTGAAGATGTTGGCAATATATCTATAAACGGAACTGGTATAAAAGAATCTGCGGAAACATTAGAAACTAATGTTAAGTTAGTAGAAGATAATTGGAAAAAATTGCTAGATGGCGAATTAACAATAGTAGATCTTATTCAAGAAAAGATGGCAATTTTTACTGGCGATATACTTCAAATTATAGAACTTAATCAACTATTTCATTATCGAAAAAAACATCAATTAGTTTAATTGTAGTTTCCAGCTTTGTGGCGTTTATTTTTTTACGCAGTGTATTAGCAAGTCCGTTGTGCAGCGGCTTAGGCCATTTACCAAAACTTACCCACGCATAGCCATCGTGTTCGTTATTCAATAAAGGCAAAAATTCTTTGTCAACTACACAAAGATATGTATGAAAATAAAAATGTTGGTCATTAGATATAAAACTTTCCAAAGGAACAACTTTTTTTATATCTGTTATTGTACCAATTTCTTCTTTTATTTCTCGTTGTAATGCTTCCCAAGGAGATTCTGAACTTTCGTTAGTACCGCCTACAAGTCCCCACTGATTTTTTGTTTTACTTTGTGTACGATGTAATAGCAAAAAACGTTTGGTACTTAAAGAATAAAATAAAGCACCACTACAAATTATCTGGTTCATATAGTAATTATTTTATATAATTAAATCCCAAGCGCCTCTTGGATATAATCCGTCAATTGCATATTGCCAATAATATTGATTGTAGTAAAATTGTTGATCTGTATTTAAGTTTGTAATATAAACTGGATTAGTAGATTCACTAGCATCAAATATTATATTCCACTGAGATCCGTCCCATTCCACTATGTCGTGTGTATCAGCAATAAAGTCTCTGCTACTTGTGCTCTTCCAAGCATCGGCACCGTCTTCATTTATATATAAAACATATCTTACTTCATCACCGGGTCTAGGAGCGTCTGATAATCTAATTACCAACGATCCGTCAATTGTTTCTTGTGTAGCAGCATCTGTAACTCTAGTATTTTCTACAAATACATCAAAATCATAAACTACATCTGCATCTACTTCGGTTTCTATTCTTGTTGTGCTACCTGTAACTGTATAAATTCTTTCAATTGCACCACCAATGGGTTGTAATAATAAAAGCCTTATACCGTCTGCTTTTACAACATTTGGATTAAAATCACGTGGATTTATAATATAATCAATTGTACCTCTACTTGTTACACCAGTTATTACAGTATCACTTGGTTTTGTGTCAATGTCATAATTTAAAACTAATTCCTGTGAGTTATTTCCATTTATTTGAAATGTTGCTACAATAGGTGTAAGCAGTTCGCCTCTTTTTAATCTTATCTGACTTATACCTGGTTGATACTTAGCAGGGGCTTCTGCTTCTATTACATTGTACCAATTTATTTCTCCAATACGTGCAGCATTTTTTCCTAGTTTAACAATATCACCTTCAACAATAATATCAAAATTCCTATAACTTGCAGTGTTTACATTTGCAACATTTAAGTTACCATCTGGAGAAGTTTTAATTATGGTTGCACGAGTGTCATCAGGGGTAAGTTTTTTATAATTAATTTGTCCGTTGTCGTCGACTACTGCACCTGGAGGAGTAGAAGGTTGTTGTGTTATTACAGTACCATCTGGCATTACAACTGTTCCTGTTGCTGCTTTTGTTGTATCTCCTGTGTCAGGATTAAATCCTTCTAATTCTATAGTACCAGCATCAAAGTTTAGAACGCTGTTGATTATTTCTGTAATTACACCAAGTTTCTTAACTTTTGTTGGTGGTGAAATATACACAGGAGCTATAAAGCTTAATGTTGCGATATCTATTTCAGATTCTGTTCCAGTAGGAATACTTCTACTACTAAAGTTAATATTTTCTAATTGCAAAACACTTAAACTTGTCCAGTCAACATAATTATCATTAGTTTGGAATTCTAAGTCAGGATTAAATAACATAAAAATTTGTTCTAGTATTTGTAATTTTTGTTCAGTATTCGTACTCCAAATATCAACATTTACACTTAATGTATATGGAGTAGGATGTAATCTTTCAACAGTATAACCTTTTCCTTGTTGATTTTTGTATTCTTGCGCAGAAGTATCAAAATCTCTTTCTTTTACATTTATTTTACTAACAAAACTACTATCACTTAATCTAGCTCTATCCATTTGCATACTAGTAATGTATACACTCATTCTAGGAGCACTTGGTAATTTATTTTCGCTGTTTTCTCTAATTATATTTGAAACTTGACGTGTCAAATCTCCATATGTTACAGGTACTACACGCAAATCTCCGTCGCCGTCTTTATAACTAAAATTACTAAAAGCTCTAATAATTTGTGTAAGATATCTACGTATCTGTCCGTCATAAAAATATTGCATTAATTGTCCGCCTTAGGTTTTAGTGCCTTACTTAAACTTTGTCTTTCGATAACTTCTTCTCCAGCAATGTTATTTACAGCAGTGTTGTTAATAAATGTTCCTTTTAGAGTATTACGTTCTATATTAGGTGTAAGTGTAGTGCGTACTTTGTCTTCTACCTTGCGCCAGCTATTTCCATCATATCGAAACAAACGATTAGGAATAAAATCCGTTCTTAAAAAATAATCACCTAATGCTGAATTACTAGGAAATCCTACACCACTTCCTAGTGGAGCACCATTTGGCGGTAGCCCGTCGCCTACTAAGTAACCAGGATATCCCGATCTTGGAGGATTTTCTACAAGTTGACTAACATCAACTTCTTGATCTACTAGGAACTCCTCATCTGCTGTAACCAAATTAACTTCGCCATTTGCTAATACGCTAATAGTATAAAAATGGCTGGTATCATATCCTGATGCTGGAGTATTCTCTTCTGCTTGAGCAATTACAGCATTATTGATTTGCATTTCTTTTTCATATGTTGACATCAACTCACGTAGCGTTGTATTAGGATTCTCTTCATCGCCTGCTGGTAAATCAAGTATATCTTTGTATTCTTGACTATCATAAATTTGTTTTAACTTTAATCTATACAGGTGAGGATACCAAGTTTGACTGAATCCTTCAGCTGCACGATTTACATCTTCTACAACATAGAATCTTTTTAACGATACACTTAAATCATTTAACGCATATTCATCATTTAAATGCGGTAATTCAATAACATCTCCGCTTATAATTTTTCTGCCTAAAGTTTTAACACTACTATTTAAATGTATTGTTAAGAACAATGTATCGTTTTGTAAAAACAAACCAAATTGACTTAAATCAAAATCTTGATCTTGTACATTGTAATGTCCACGCAGTGTGTAAATATCTTCGTCGTATTTTCTATCTCTATTTTCTAAGAAAAGTAAATCTTGTATGTTTGTTACATCTTGTTCAGCGTATTGCGGCTGTTCTTTTGTAATATTGTCACCTGTAGGATTTTTTGTTCCAATGTATTTGTGAATAAAAAGATCTGTACCGCCTACAGTAAATTGTTCATAGATAATTTTATCTAGGAAATCGTAATCGTGACTTTTTTCTGGTCTGTATAAACTTAAACGTGGCATAGTTATATTTATGCGATAAATATATATGGAGAACTTCAATGGCAGATAGCAATTTAGTAACACAAAAACAACAAGTATTTGATTATGTAAACGCATTTTTAGGCGGAGGTATGGTCGATGTTGAACTTGATCCGATGCATTATGAAGCTGCATTGTTAAAATCATTAACAAAGTATAGGCAACGTAGTGAAAATGCTGTAGAAGAAAGTTATATCACTGTAAAACTAGCACAAGATCAAAATACTTATACCCTTCCTCAAGAAGTTATAGAAGTAAGAAAAATATATAGGCGTAGTGTTGGCAGCAGATTAGGCGGAAGTGCTGACGGCGGAAGTTTATTTGAACCATTTAACTTAGCCTATACAAATACATATTTGTTAGCAGGTTCCGGAATTGGAGGCCTTGCTACATATGATTTGTTTGCTCAACAACAAGAACTAGTAGGAAGAATGTTTGGTAGCTTTATGGAGTTTAAATGGAATCCTGCTACCTCTGTGCTAACTATTTTACAAAGACCAAGAGCTGACGAAGAAGTTTTACTTTTTGCATACAATTATCGTCCTGATATGCAACTATTGAAAGATTACAAAGCAATACAATGGTTGAAAGATTATACATTAGCAAGTTGTAAACATATGCTTGGTGAAGCAAGAAGTAAATTTTCAACTATTGCCGGTCCAGGCGGGGGCACCACTCTTAATGGAGATAGTCTAAAAGCAGAAGCGCAGGCCGAAATGGAAAAACTTGAAATGGATCTTTCAATGGCTGTTGCTGGTGGCACAGGTTATGGCTTTCTAATTGGATGACATAAAAAAAGTTGTTGCAGGTGGATGTAGTTTTACAGCTGGAGCAGAATTAGCTGATCATAGTCCTATTTGGCCTTTTTCAGGATGTATAAGATTTAAAGGTGAATCTACTTGGGCACATTGGGTGCAAAGAAAATTATATACAAATGCAGTAGTTGATAATGTAGCTATGCCAGGAAGTGATTTTGGTAGTTGTGTTAGAAGAGTAGTATTCCACATAGACAATTTATTAAAATCATACCAACCACAAGAAATTGTTGTTGTAGTAATGTGGACTAGTTTTTTGCGTAGAGAATATCTTCGTATTTTACCAAAAGATAAAATTCCATTTTTTGAAGATGACGAAGATAAATTTTGGTGTTCTTTACCCTCGGATGCAGAAGGTTATCTTAACTGGAAATCTGAAACAGTAAAACAACGTAAAGATTTAATAAATGACGAACATCTCAAAAGAACAGTGCTAGATTTTTATAGGAAACGTGCTGATAATACAAACATAATATATTATCCTTTACAACAAATAGAATACTTGATGAGTTATTTAAATTTACAAGGTGTAAAATTTTACTTTACAAGTGCTTTTGACGATTTCAACAGGTATGTAAATTACGAAAGAGAATCTAATATTTTTATAGATAGTATGGTAAAACGTTTGAATCTAGATAACATAATACACACAGAGGACAATTTAGGCTTTAATGATTGGTCAGTAAAAAGGGGATATAAATGTGGTCCGCGATCTCATCCACTAGAGGCAGCACATAAACATTGGGCAGATAGATTTTGTACGTTTATTGAGAATCAAAGGTCGTTGTCGTGAACGTATAATTGAATTAAAGCATAATGTAAAATTTTCATTAAGTCTTTTCTGGCATCGTCTTTTGTGCCTTTTTTACCATATCTATTTGCATACTTGTCAACATTGCCCATACAAAATCCTGTGCCGTGTCCTCTATCAATTATAACCTCAGTTGACTGAAACTTATTTGTACTATAATGTCCGTTATACGTTTTATCAATGTACTTCGAGAATTCTTCAATATATTTGTTTTCGTCAAATTTGTAGTTTATATCCATAAGCAATCCTTTTCTTTTTATAATAGTGTATTTTTTAAAAAAAGTCAACAGAAAAATGCGTGTATTACTTGTTATAAACCTTAGAATTTCACCAAATCAGCTAAATAATAGTAATAAAGAAATTGACCCATAGGAGAATTAAAATGGCTTTAACATCACCAGGTGTACAGGTTAGCGTAATTGACGAGAGTTTCTATACTCCAGCTGAACCAGGCACAACACCTATTATCTTTGTAGCAACTGCTCAAGACAAATTAAATGGAGCAGGAACCGGTATTGCCCCAGGTACAACAAAAGCAAATGCTGGTAAAGTGTATTTGATGACATCTCAAAGAGATTTGGTAGAAACGTTTGGGGATCCATCGTTTTACACTGATTCAAATAATAATCCAATACACGGTGGCGAACAAAACGAATACGGTTTACAAGCTGCTTACTCGTATTTAGGTGTAAGTAACAGAGCATATATCGTAAGAGGTGATGTTGACTTATCAAATATATCAGCAAGTGCAACTCCAACTACTGCAAATCCAGCAGATGGAACTTGGTGGTTGGATACACAAACATCGTTGTTTGGTATTCAAGAATGGAATTCATCAGCAATTACAACTACAGGTGGACAAACGTTTGGAAATAAAACACCTATTGTAATTACAGATGTTACGCAGCTAGTAGGCGGAAGCGCAACAGGCGCACCAAAAGGGTCAGTTGGTGTAGTTGGTGATTATGCGGTTAGAGCTACAAGCACAACATTAAAAACATATTACAAAAATAAAAGCGGAGCGTGGGTAGAAGTAGGTAGTGCAGCTTGGAAGAAAAGTTGGCCATCAGTTACAAGTACAGCCGG